TAAGAAAGGTGGAATGGAAGCGATCGATGTCATTGAATTGGTGACTGGTGGAAAGCGGTCCGGGGACCAGGGTTTTGTCGGGTACTTGCTCGGGAACATCTTGAAGTATCTTCTGAGGTTTCCACACAAGGGCAAACCAGTCGAGGATCTAAAGAAGGCCCGGTGGTACTTGGACAAACTCATATCTGTTGTATCTAAACAACAAAACACCTAAAACCTCATTTCTGCAAAAGTAGAACTGAGGTAGGAATTAGCTCCTGAAGAAACCCTATACAAAGGGTTTTACCCTAAACCTCATTTCTAAGTTCTATTTTCACAGTTTTTTACTTCTGACTATAAGGATAACAAATTGAACGGACGACTGAGGAAATGAGATTAGCCTCTAGCCCTTTGTTTATAGGGGTTTCGGTCTCATTTCTATGGGCTGAGACAGAACTGAGGAAATGGGGTTACTTTTAGCTACGTTTCTGTGCTAAAATCCAAGAATACTTTACCAAAAGGAACATTTATGGGCGTTAAAGGACAAAAAGGGCCTCCAACAACAAATAACCCCTCCGGGAACAACAAACCACACCTAACAGACAAGCAAAAAAGCTTTGCTAGAGAGTTTGTTTATAATGACGGCAGTAAAACCAAGACACAGTGTGCGATTGATGCCGGATACTCTAAAACAAGGGCCGGAGTTTCTGCTGCTGAACTTACCAACCCTAGAAAATACCCCCTTGTTGTTCGCCACATTCAAGAACTGCAAGCGGAACTACAACAAAAGTTTGATGTCACGTTTGACAGACACATAAGGAAACTCGCTGAGATTCGAGACCAAGCCCTTGATAAAGGCAACCTGACCGCCGCCGTTTCTGCCGAAGTACAAAGGGGCCGTGCCGCCGGATTGTATGTAGAAAGAAAAGAGATCCGAACAGGAACGCTCGAGTCCTTAAGCGAAATAGAAATACAAAAGAAGATAAGCTCGTTGCTGGAAGATTATGCTCCGTTGCTTGAAGCCGAAGAAGCGGAGTTTGAGGAGATCGAATGATCCTATACACGGAAAAACAGCTTGAGTCTTGCTATAAAGTATATTGTAAAGAACAAAGCCTAAAAGACATGCCGTTTATGGCACTTGTTGATTTTAGGTTGATGTTTGAGAAGATGATGGAGAGAATTTATCCCTAGTTGTTGGGTGTCTTCCAAGTCCATTTTTCAAGTTCCTCCTGTCGCCAACCCCTGTTTACTAATTCAACTGTTATCGCACTTGTCAGTTCAGAATGAACCTTAACCTCTTTTTTTAGTTTGTCGTGTAGTCTTAATATTTCAACATCCGACATTCTTGACAGGGAGTCTTGCTTTATTTTAGCAAACACTATGTTCTTTCCTCATACTGTTCTTCTAACCAATCATGGTTTTTCCTGTAGTACCGAAACACGTTCTTGTATTCTTCTTGCCCATGTTCCCTTCTTTCCTTACAGTTTCTATCAAACATTCTAAAAACAAACACTTTAAAACCCTTTTTTAAAGGTCCTTTTGGTTTCTCGGGAAACAACCCCAACTGTTCCCACTCGTTCTTTCGCCATATTTTTGTCATGCCTTGTCTCCTTTAGGTGCTTCGTAAAGATAAGTATCGTTGTTCCAATCTAAGTTTAAAGCTCTTGTAAACTCCCACTTAACATCCTCTAACACACTTAGATCACTTAGATACACATCATGCATTTCATTGATACTAGAAAGGATACGATCCAAACTATTTACTTTATTAATTAAGTCATAGTATTTTTGTTCAGTTAATTTAATTGTTTTCATTTTTTGTTTAGCCATTCCCTATTTACTCCCTTTCTCTTTTGTAGATCGCTTTCGCTCTCTGGATTAATAAATTACTAACTTGCGGACTTGCCGACTCGTTAGGATTCCAAAACTTTGTTTGGCCAGTCTTTCCATCTGTTTCAAATCGTATGTTGCCACGTCCAAAACCAAGATAAACCACTCCCCCATTGTCTGAGGTAAAATTAACTTTTGCGCCATTACTCATCGGTTGCCTCCTCTTTTATTTCAGTAAGCTCAAAACAATCACACCACTCATCCCAACCTTCTTGCCAATCTTTTTCGTCATAAGGTATAAATTCTTCTGAGTGGTCTCGATTTATTTCAAAAAGCACTTCTTCCATGCCCCAAGTAAATAGCTCCCCTGTTTCTAAATCTTTTACTATAAAACAGGGTGAGCTTCCTTCAGCACTACTCACCGCTTGCCTCCTTATAGTCTTTAAAGAAAAGTTTTATTTCATTTGGTCTTGAGTCGGAACACTCGTCATGCTCGGAACCACATACGGCACACTTAGGCTCAATGCTTTTATCGTGTATGTAGTTTTCATCACACTCACAATCCCAGTATCTCGGATCAGTTTTAACAACACTCATCGCCTGCCTCCCCAATCATTCCTTGAATAAACACCCAGAAGCTCGTCCATTCTCTGTTGAATGAAATACATTCTCGGCTCGAATTGTGTGATTCCTAGATCGTCAGCTTGTTTGGTTGCCTGTACTCTAGCCTGTTCAAACTGGAGGCGGTGCAACTCTAGGGCATGTTTTAGATTTCCGGCTATGGTTTTGTTTATATTATTGCTCATTAGATCAACTCCAACTGATCCGCGCCCTTTTTAAGGAGGCCAGTCTTGATGACTTTCCCATCAACCTTAAAGCGGTATTCTCTTGATCCGTCATCGTGTAGGCGGTGCGTGATGCTATGCTCTACGAATTTGTAAGAGTTCCTCGATGAGGTGCCGACTCTGACTTCTACGTCTCCCTGATCTCTGACTCCGTAGGACTTCGCGCCCTTGTAGATACATGAATTGATAATGTTCCAGATTGGATATTGTTTCATAATTACTCTCCTAAAATAATTGGTTTTGTTAATATAAAAATAGTCATATTACTTACTATACACTTTTGTATATACAATGCAAATAAAAATCCCATAAGGTGAATTTACTTTGGCAAAACTAGAATCTAATTTTTGGAAACAAGTCAAAAACAACCTCAAGGAATTTCAATGGGTTAGGTTAGAGTCTTGGGCTACAAAAGGCGTTCCCGATCTCATGGGCTTTACTGAAGGCGGAAAGATATTTACTATTGAGTTGAAAGTAGCCAAAAGTAAGTCCGTTTATTTCTCCCCTCACCAGATCGCCTTTCATATCGAACACCAAAACTCTCCTTGTTTTATCTTGGTCAAGGCCCTCTCTCCTTCCACCCCTAAAAAATATGGGGTTTATCTCTTTCATGCCAAAGAAGTGCGTGAGATCGCTGATAAAGGGCTTGATGCCTCTGCTATATATAGCTCCTTGTCCCCTGTCGACTGGACCAAGGTCCGTGATTCCCTGTTGTCTGCCCTTTGACACTTGTCATCGGTCCGTGTTGCCTCTGCATGATACTTGTCATCGGTCCGTGATAAATTTTCCGGCTCGTTATCACTTGTGATCTGTCCCATATTGTTGTATAGTATGTCAGTATGGGAGAACTCTTATTAAATATTTGACTTATTGGGAGAAAAATGCTATTCTGGGGGTTCAATTAATTAAAGAGGTAAATTCCTATGGAACAACTAACTTTTGAAAACATAGAAACAGAGAACAAACCAAGAATAGCTGACCTTAACTATAGAGTAGTCGTGCAAAACAATGTGATCGACTATCCCATAGCCATCAGCGAGCTCGATGAGGAGCTCTTTACTCAAGAGCATTGGAACGCACTTACTAAAGCAATCCGAAAACACTTGGAAGAATGCCAAGACCCCGAGGAAAGGCTTGCAAAAGCATTGTCGGGATGGCTTCCTAGGTAGCTCAGCTCAGTCCCCTGTCCGCGGATCACGGACAGGGGATTTTTTGCGCGTGTCGCCTGTGCATGATACTTGTTGCCTTTGCTTGTTATCCGTCCGTGTTGCCCTTGCATGATTACAACCGCAATGGGTTAGGTTGGTGTTGGAAAATAGTTGTGCATTTGTGGGAGTTTTCGTATATAATAAAGGTTCAATATTAACAACTAGGAGAAATCCAAATGGCAAAACAATTGACAAATAAACAAATCGAAACTCTTGCAAAAGCAATCGTTAGAAAGGTTATGAAAGTCGCCAACGAAAAAGCGAGTAAAGATACCAAAGCGAACAAACTTTTAAAAGACTTGGAAGCACTAGATAAGAAGACCGCTAAGATGGATGACGAAAAGAAAGCCCTCTTAGAAAAGCGAGACAACTTAATTAGGGAACACAACAAGTCGAGCAAGGAAACCAAAGTCGAAAGAGATTATCGGTATTCTAGTGGAGACTATATATACATGGTGCTTCCTCAAAAAGAGTTCGCTGATGGCATCAGAACCTCATACGATTTGCAGAACCGACTCGAAGAAGAGATCGTTCTCGAACACATGAAGCAAGATGGAGATACTGTCGCCCTTCAAGAGATACTCATTGAGAGGTTCTCCGTTTAAATTAGGTGGAAGGGTAGCGCAACAAGTCGTCACTGAGTAGCCAACGACACACCTAGAAGCCCCCGTCAGAAATGTCGGGGGTTTTCTTTTGTCCGTGATCCGCCTGTCGCCTCTGCATGACAAGTGCCCGTTGCCCTTGCATGATAGAGTTTTGATCTAGGTTTTACGGTCCTGCATGATCCAGTTGCTATATATCCCATAAGCTGTTAATCTATAGATACATTCAATAAATAAAGGAGAACAATATGAATGAGCAACTAGAACTAAACCTAGAGTCAAAAGACTGTGACATCTGTGGAGACAGGATCGCTCCTGATCGCACTCCAGAAGGAGCGATCTACTGGACGCAGGGACACGATGCGCACCCGATCACTGAGGGCAGAGCGTGCAGTCATTGCAACACTACCGAAGTGATCCCTGCTCGTTTGAAAGGCATCATTCTTAATGACGCTGAAGATCAAGGGCTTAACAAAGATCATTTAGATAAGCGTTTGGAAGTAGTCGTTATTGATTAACTAAGCTAGATCAGCCCCGCATCTACTCAGGTGCGGGGTTTTCTTTTGCCTGTCGCCCTCGCATGATCCCCGCTCGTTGCCCTTGCATGATAGACCTTGAACCAAGGCCGGGTTTCCAGGCCGCGAAAAAGATCTTGACAATATAGGACCGCTCTTATAACCTGGTTACTCAAC